CATTTTATTAACTAAAAAACTTTTTTACTATTTTTTTTAATAAATATGATATTGTCCTTTATTTGGGTTTTCTAGTTGGTCAGTTAAAACGTATCGAGCAGCATCAATACAATCAGGATGTTCGCCTGATGGTTTTTGTAGTGTGTTACCTTCTTTGTCCTTTGCCCATATATAACCTTGTAATTCTCTTTTAAGGTTCTTACTTCTTGCCGTAACGTATATCTCGTTTTGATTAATAAGGTTTATTCCATATACCACGCTATCCCTTCCCTTACTTACAGGATATACATTATGTCCGTATTGAGTTAGTTCAGCTATTGACTTAGGCTCTGCTGAGTCCGCTACGATGTTTTCTTTTATATCTTGCTGTGATATGAACCTACTTATATCTCTATTCAACATACCCTTTTTATATAACACCTCATCATATAAGTAAGCATCGTTCCATTTGTATAGTGCTATCAAGGTTGTAGGGTCAACTGAATATCCAAAGTCCATACCATAAGCCAATAACCTAGCATCTTCGGGTATTCTATCTATTTCTTTCCAATCAGGAATACACACTCCCTCTAAACTTCCTTGTTCGCCTAGTCCATATACACGCCACCAGTTAGCCCAGTATGTTGAGGTATTTGCTTTCTCCTTAGCCTTTTCTATTTCCCTTACAATGCTTTCAGGAAGTGCATCGTTATCTTTGTATGTAAGTGTGATATAATCGGTATCAGGTTGTCCTATTAGTTCCTTGTCTACCCAAAACAAGTTAGATGGGTTGTAGTCTAACCATATCGTACCACTTGTTCTAGTTGCTAATTGTGTATAAGCATCAAACGGTACATTGTTGCACTCATTAATATATAAATCTGTTCTCCTTGCACCTCTTAGTTTATCAGGTTGGTCTGTCGAAAAGAACTCAATATAACTGCCATTTGTAAAGGTGTATTTTAAGGTACTCTTATTAAACTGACTATCATTATACCTATTAAGACCCTTTAGGATAGCTAAGAAGTCCTTTAAAGCACCTCTACGAAGGTGTGGTACACTTTCACTTACTACACTAATCTCTTTACCCCTGTTGCTTATAGCGTAGTTAATCAGTAAACAAAGTATTGATACAGTCTTACTTGCACTTGTACCACCTTTTACGATGCGTATCCTGCTTTGTAATTCCTTTAATCTGTGAAAGGCTATTGTTTTCTTTACCCTCATATAGGTTAGAGAATAGGGGTTTAGTTATCCCTAGTCCTCCATAAACAACGGTAAGTCCTCGTTGATTGTAATATCTTTTGTTTCTTTTGGCTTACCTAGATAATAGTTTAAATACAGTTGAATCCATTTAAGTTCCCCTGATTCAACTCCTTTTTTTAACGCATCAAGCGCTGCATCTTCTAACGGTGATAAACGTTCTACTAATTTTATTTCCTCACTCTTAGGCTTTCTTCCTGCAAAACCTTTTGTTGAATGACCACCGTTATTTTTTCTACCATCCATAATTAAAAAACATTAATTAATTAATAGTACAATAAATTTTATAGTAAGTTGTTAATTAACTGTCGTTTCAATTCTCTGTTTTCACGTTGCAAATCTCTTGCCTTAATAAGTGTTTGTGCATACTTGTCACGATAGAACAGCATCGGGTTGTTATACTTTTGTCCACTAGTTCTTTTAATGTTCTTATCTATATCTAAGTACATCTTGTAGTATTCGCTTTCGTATCTTGTTATAATGTCATCAAATATCTTTATGCCGTGTATTACAGTTGCGTGATGCCTACCTACTGTTGCACCTATTTTAAGTAGTGTATGTCTAGTGTGTTGTTTAGCTAACTTAAAAAATATAGCCCTTGCGTATACTAGGTGTCTATCTCTACTTGTTTTATCAATCTTCTGGTTTGTTATTGTCTCTACTGTTGTCTTTATTCTGTCTAAGTTCATATAATCGTCTGTTTATTGATTCTATTGTGTCGTGTCTTACTTCCTCTACTGCTTTTAATATTCCTGCACAGGCTTCATAGTCCTCCACCTCCTGATAGTATTTAATTGCTGATTCGAGTTCTCTTATAGATGAACCGTGTGCTAAGTCAGCTAAGGCAAGGTAATAAAATTCCTGTACTATATCTTTATTCAAGTGTTCCTCTTATTATATAACTATTTAGCTCCTCTTCTTTATTTACAAAATATTTTTCGTATACTCTTAGTGCGTATTCAAGTTTTTCTTTGCCTGAATTATAAAAACTTTCAGATACATCATAAATACCTAAATCACCACTACCTTTATCTATGGCAAAAAATTTAAAGTCTTTATAGTCTACATTAAATATATTGCAATAAATATATACTTGTACATCGTAACCGTATTTCTTAGACATCCAAGGAAACCCTTTAAGATCTGATGTTGTTTTTAAATCTGCAACATAACCAGAACCTAAAACATCTGCTTTTGCTCTGAAAGGATAACCATGTAAAACATCTGCACCCGGTACTTCAAAATTTGCACCTCTTGTTAATTCTTGCCAAACTTCATTTTGAAGCAAAGCATCAGCAGTGTACATCGCTTTATCATATTCTTTTCTAGTATATACAAATTTATCACTTCCTATTTCAGCTACTTTTTCTTTGTATTTTTTGGTAACTGCTGATTGAACTTCTACCACGTGGCAAAGAGTATCTAACTTCTCTGGCTCTAAAGCAGCTAGGTGAATTAATCTACCAATCTTAAAAGCCCCTGAGTCACTTTTAAAGTTTAAAGATCTAGCATAAGACTTAGGTGAGTCTATCAATTGCTTTATAGCTGAACTACTCATAGCATATTTACCTAGTTCTCCATAGTAAAAATTATCATCATACATTTTACTAAGAAGTTCTTTTTTATCATACACCTTACCATTCAATAAAGAAATAGTGGGCATCCTTTCTTTTGTTTTTGCATGAATAGTTATTAGTTGGTCTACTGGAACAAAACAACTATCAGGACCTTTGAAAGAGGGGCTAATACTTAACATTAAAGCTTCTAGCTCTATATCTGTTTTAAATTCGTATGTATTATTATCTATTAACACTTTTATACCTCCTTTTGCCCAATTAAGAAAATTAAGCTTTGACGTCTTAAAAGTGACGTATTTCCAATTAGATTCTTTTATTACTTCTTTCATTATTTATTTTTTACAAAAGTTCCATTATCCATTTTACCTTTACGGTTTTTTATTTCAGTATATGCAGACTCAATACAACCCTCTATACTTAAATTACACAACTCCGCTAAATTTGTTAAAACTACTACACAATCACCAATTGCGTCCTCTATCTCAAATTTATCTTTTTTTAATATAGCCTGTGATAGTTCTCCTGCCTCTTCCATTAACTTAAGGTATTGGGTCTTAGCATCTCCTTTTTCGTAAATACCTCTTTCTTTTGCCCAATCTCTAATTGGTTCGAATTCTTTATTTAAAATCATTTATGTTTATTTAAAAAGTTATTATATACGTGTAAATTAGTAGAATAGTGATAATATGTGCCAATAGTTAGATTAAGTTCTTTGCTAACAAGCTCTTGTAATTTACTAAAACAATATTGATCGTTACAAAAACCAAACCACAAATCATTGCTTCTCATTAATACAGACATTTGTAGTTTATTTTCAACAACATAAAAAGTTATTGCATAAGTACAAGGAGTATCATTGCTGTAATTTGCTATTTGTTTTCCATCATAAATAGAAATTGTTGCTTGTCTGGTTTCTTTATTAGAATGTAATTTATCTATTACTCTATTCAATTGGGAGTTCTGCAACCATTGCCATCCATAATTAGAATTTACTTCATTATTCTCATCTGCCATACGTTTCCATATTTCAGGAACTTTACCATAAATTTTTCCTAACTTATTAATATTTCTATTACCTGATAAATACCACTGCCATTCTGCCTCTGCATATTCTTTATTTAGTTTTCTAAAATCTAAATTAATATCATTGTCTAAAGGATTATCAATATAAAAACCTACGTTAAATAATGCTTTAGTATTAGCGTGATCTATTCCTGTTCTATGTATTTCACTATACAAATAATAAAAAGCTTGTTCTGCGTTTTTGAATGTCATATTAACTCATCTTCGTAATTATTTAAAGCACCTATGTAAGCAGCAGCATCTAATAAATTATCTTCTTTGTGATTATATGATTCTCTTGATAACTTCAATGCTATCATAGCCATATACATATCCTTAGCAGTAAAGTTTTTTCCTGTAGCGCCTGATGCAATCATGGCAGCTCTTTTCATTCCTTCACTAAAAGGTCCATACATTCTTTCTTTTTCTTCAGAACGATGATTAATTATTTTGTTTGCTTTTTCTAATATATTCATAACTGTGTTTGTTCGTGTTGTGCTTCTTTTCTAGCAAACCAAACCTCTAAACACTTGGTTCTGTAACCTTGTAAGTGGTTTTGATTTAGTCCTGCCTCTAACAGTTCCTTGTCAGTCATCTCGTTATAGTACCAATCGGCATCGTAGTAAATAATTTCATCAGTCATAATTGTTTGTTTTAATATTACACCACTAATATAATAAACATTTTATTAACCAACAAGTATTATTCTTTTTTTTCTTCTAATTTCTCTATACGATGCAACGCAACCATAACCGCTTGTTGTAGTAGCTTAATGTCGTGCTTCATTTTATGCAAAGTAGTTTCCTTCATTTCTGTGATTTTATTTTTTCTATATACAAACAAGCATCCATTAGTTCTTCTTGTAGGTGATTCAAAAACTTGTAAAAACCATCAGGTGAGTCGTGTAATGTTGTACCGTATTTTTCTATTCCTATTAAAGAACGCACTTGAAACTTCTGTACTACTTTTTGTACAATAGGGTCACGTTTGTCTGCGGTGTTATCACTTACCCAATAATCATCCATTGTTTATGTATTTATATATCATTTTTAATATTGCCCACTCTAATATTCTAAAGGCTATATACCCTGTAATTAGTTCGTTCATCCTAATACTTTTTTGTAGTGTTCTATTTGCTTCTCTAGTTCCGCTATTTTTATTTCCGCTTTTCTTGCTCGTTCTATCGCACGGTTTTTGTCTGCACGATATTGTTCTATTGTTTTGTTCCAATACCATTCTTGGTTCTCTAACTCAATAGTATGTAAATACATTTCAGTTAATGACCTCGACATCTTATTAAGTATAGGCATTGGTTTTTTCTTGTTCCAATCAATTACAGTTTTAGAAACAAGTTCAAAGTTTGACATATAGTCAATGCTCTTTAATAAATTTAGTTTGTTCATGATTATAAATATTGATTATATACCTTCACTAAATCCGCCCACACGGTCTTAGCAAAACTACAAGGTGTGCAAGATACCTTAGTATTAAATATTCTTTCAAATATTGCTACATACTCGCTTTGTTCTTCAGGTGTAAATTTATTCTTTTTAGTATCAATAGCCATCCGTATTAAGTCAAACTCTGTTTCTGTTAAACATTCAGGCTTACTATATCTAAATACCTTGTTTAGTTTTTCTTTTCTTTCGTCACATCCACAGTCCTCACCTGCTATAAACTTCACAGCTTTCTTAATGCCAGTTGCGGTTGTTATCTTTTCTACTGTGTCACCAAGTCCTTCACTTGCTTTTTCGTGTTTGGCTTTCCACGCTTTATACTCTTTGCTTCTTTTGTCTCCTTTAAATTCGTTCATAATCTTCGTTTTTTAGGTCATCCCAGTCCTCTTGTATTTTATTTTTTATGTCTTGTTTTAGGTTTTTTAATGTGTTAAATATACT